TGCTGATAGACAAAAAGTATTTGATTCAATTTTATTAAATAAATTAGAGGGTTTTTTTAATGATTTACAATGGGATTTAAATTTAAATCCTTATATAAATTCATTAAGTTCTTTTGAAGTATAAAATAAATTACGTATATTACAGTTATGATAAATAAAAATGTTCTACAAAGTGTTATTGCAAAATATTATTTAAATGGTTTAAATAACCAAGTTAAATGGAGGATTAAGGATAATACTTTAACCATATATGCTGGAGAGAAAGGAAGAGTATGTAAAGTAGTACTTAAAGAATTTAATTTTGAGGACTCAGAATTAGGAATATTTGATACCAATAAATTAAACAAATTAATTTCTATTACAAATGGGGACTTAATATTATCCCCAGAAAAAATAAAGGCTATATATTCAAAAATTCACATTTCAGATTCTAATTTTGATTTAACTTATTCATTAGCAGATACATTAATATTAGGAAAAGTATCATACTATAATGACCCAAACCAATATGAAATTGAATTGCGATTAAATAATGAAGATATTGACCATTTAATTAAAGCAAAAAATGCGTTATCTGATGTAGATAATATGCTTATATCAAGTGCTGAAGATATAGATGGTAATAAAGTATGTGAATTTTTATTTGGTGATAATGAAGGATTTTCAAATAAAATTACATATCAATTACAAGGTACAATTAGAAAGGATTCAATTAAATTACCTTTTAACTCTAATATATTTAAAGATGTTTTAAATGCTAATAAAGATATGAGTTATGGTACATTAAAATTATCTGAAGCAGGTATGATAAAATTAAATTTTTATAGTGATGATGATTTAATGAGTAGTGAATATTTTGTTGCAAGAAATGAATAAAATTATTTGGAAAAGTGAATTTTCCTATTTACATTAATATGTATAATAAACAAAACATTGTAGCTAGGGCACAAGTTGTGTTTTTAAATTAACCGGAAGCTTCGGCTCCATAAAATAAAATGATATGAGTACATTAGAAATCTTTGAAAGGCATATAAGTCCTTTCGACATCCTTTTTAGGAACCACTTTAAATCTGACAGCACATTTCAACCTGTTGGAGAATTCAAACAACCACATCCACTTAATATTTTCTTTGACGATGCAGGACTTCATTTTGAAGTAGCTTGTACTGGTCTTACTAAAAAAGACGTAGTCTTAGATATTGAAGGGGATACTTTAAAAATTAGTTATACCAAACCAGAAAAAGAAGAATTTCATAAAGGAATGATTCATAATGGTTTATCTAAAAAATCATTTGATTTAAGATATAAAATTGCTCCTAAATTTGATTTAGGTTTAATTGATGCCTCTTTAACAAATGGTTTATTAGAAATTTTTATACCATTAGCTGAAGAAGCTAAACCAAAATCTATTAAGATTAAATAAAAGTTTTACTGAAAAAACGTGTCCTAGCAGATGTTTTTTCGTATATTGTCGTTATGAAAAAAAGCAAACAACTTACAATTATTGAGGATTCAAAATTAGAACCTTATTTTATAACAAAGGATGACCATTGTTATACTGTACAAGAACGTATTACGCCTAATGCTGACCATTTTAGAACAAAAGGTAAAGGAAAGGAATATAGTAAACCCCAAACTTACCACCCTAATTTAGGTAGTGCATTAGAGTCTATTTCAAAAATGCAATTGCATACGAAAGAAAATTATACATCAATTGATGATGTTATAGAAAATTATAGAAAAATCGAATCAAATATTAAACAATACATTAAACAATTATGAATTTAGAAGCGCTATTTGACGCAGTTATAGTTAAACCTATTGAAAACGAAGAAGTTACTTATGGAGGAATTATTGTTCCTGATATGGGTAAGGAATTAAATGAAGTAGGAGAAGTTATAGCTGTAGGTCCTGGAAAATATACACATTCAGGAGAATTTTTAGAAACAATTATTAAGATAGGAGACAGAGTTGTCTTACCAACTATGGGATTCACTAAACTACAATTTGATGGTGAAGAATATTATGTTGGTCCTGAAAACCAAATCCTAGCTAAAGTAACTGTACCAGTAGAAGATGTACTGGCTGAGACAGAAGTAAGTGAAATTGATAAAGAACATTTAACAGATATATAATATGAAAAAAGTAGAATTTGGTAAACAAGCCAGAAAAAATTTAATTAAAGGTATAGATATTTTAGCTGATGCCGTAGTTTCAACTTTAGGACCTAATGGTAGAAATGTTGTTATAGGTAAAGGGATAATTGAACCCCCTCAAAGTACAAAAGATGGAGTTACAGTTGCTAGAAATATTGTATTAAAGGAAACTAATCAAGAACTTGGAGTTCAATTGGTTAAATATGCTGCTATTAAAACAGCAGATAAAGCTGGAGATGGTACAACAACATCTACCTTATTAGCCAGAGAAATTATCAAAAATGGTTTGACAGCTTTAGATAATAAAGAAAATGCTGTTCAAATTAAAAGAGATATTGATAAAGCAGTTAAACAAGTTGTTTCTCAATTAAAAGAAATATCTGAGGATATTAGTGAAGAAAATCAATTACAACAAATTGCTACTGTATCTGCTAATAATGATGATGAAGTAGGAAAATTAATTTCTACAGCAGTAGATAAAGTTGGTCAACAAGGTGTAGTTCATATTGAATCATCTAGAACGGCAGAAAATTATATTGAAACTGTAGAAGGTATGCAATTTGCTAGAGGTTATAAATCACCTTATTTTGTTACTAATAACAATGATATGACTTCAGTACTTGAAAACCCAGCTATTCTTATTGTTGATGGTAGATTATCATCAGTTAAAGAATTACTTCCAATTTTAGAAGCAGTGGGTGCTCAAGGTAAATCATTATTAATAATTGCTGAAGATATAGATAATGAAGCATTAGCTACTCTTATTGTTAATAAAATGAGAGGTACATTAAGTGTTTGTGCTGTTAAAGCTCCTGATTTTGGAGATAGAAGAAAACTTATCTTAGAAGATATAGCTATCACTACAGGTGGTACTGTATTTAGTAAAGATAAAGGAATGAAATTAGACAAATTCTCTTGGGATTGGTTTGGTGAAGCTAGAGTTGTTACAGTAGAAAAAGAACAAACTACTATAGTTGATGGAAAAGGTGAAGTTGAAAAAATTGAGGCACGTATTGAGGAAATTAAAGTTCAACTTGATAAATCAAAAACACCTTATGAAACAGAACAATTACAAAATAGATTAGCTAAATTTGTAGGTGGTGTTGCTATTATTCATGTAGGTGGATTTACTGAAACTGAAATGAATGAAAGAAAAGATAGAGTAGATGATTCACTGCATGCTACTAAAGCTGCTATTGAGGAAGGAATACTTCCAGGAGGTGGTGTTGCTTTACTTTATGCTAGAGAAGCTATTACAAATAAAGATAATATTGGATCTCAAATTGTTTATAAAGCATGTGGTAAACCATTTGAACAAATATTACTTAATGCTGGTTATGATTCAACTGAAGCACAATTACTAGGTAAATACAAACTAGTAGATTCAGGTAATGATCATTGGGCAGGAATTCATATAGATGAAGGTAATGTAATAGATTATAAGGAAGCAGGAATTATTGATCCAACTAAAGTTACTAGATTAGCATTACAAAATGCAGCTTCAGTAGCAGGTACAGTTTTATTAACAGAGTGTACTATTATTGAAGATAAAGATAGTGATGAGTTTAAAGATAGAGGTTATCAAGATAATGGAGTACCTCAAACAGGACTTGGAATTTAATAAATAATTTCGTATATTATAGTATGGCAAAAAAGAAGGTTATAGAAGAGAATATTTTAATTGCTCGCAGAGTACCACCTGGTGATAAATGGAGATTAGTAGCTAATGAACCAGATGGTGCTGTCCATAAAACGCTTACTGATGCTTTAGAAGCTTATATGGTTAAAACTGGCTTTAAAGGGGAGTATAGGTTAGCTCCCCTTAAGAGTGAGTTATATGCTATTTCTACAACTGAAGAAGAAATAAAAGCCGAACCAGTTAAACAATATTCTATTTATGGAGAATACTAATCATAGTTTATTAGTTGAAAAATATAGACCTACAGTATTAGAAAATTATGTAGGTAATGATAATATTAAATCTGTAATATCTAAATACCTAGAACAAAATGATATTCAGAACTTCATATTTTATGGACCTGCTGGTACAGGTAAAACTACATTAGCCAAGTTAATAATTAAAAATTTAGATTGTGATCACATTTATATTAACGCTTCTGACGAGCGTGGGATCGAAACTATTAGGGATAAAGTCTCTAGTTTCGCATCGGTTGCTTCATTTAAGCCCCTCAAGGTTGTTATCTTGGACGAGGCGGATTTTCTCACGATTCAAGCGCAAGCATCGCTCCGAAACATAATAGAAACATTTTCTAGAACTACAAGATTTATTTTAACTTGTAATTATGTAGAACGTATAATTGATCCATTACAATCTAGGTGTCAAGTACTAAAAGTAGTTCCACCAAATAAAAAACAAGTTGCATATCATTTATCTTGGATTATGGATAAAGAAGGTATTGCATTTGATATGGATGATTTAGGTTCCATAGTATTACAATTTTATCCTGATTTAAGAAAATGTATTAATACTATTCAAGCTAATACAGTTAATGGTAAACTTAAATTAGATAAATCAGTTTTATTTTCATCTAATTATATAGATGAAGTGATAACTGAATTATGTAAACCAAAACCAAATTTTAAAAATATTAGACAAATAATTGCTAATGCTAATACTGATGATTATGAAGATCTATTTAGAACTTTATATGATAGAGCAAGTGATTATATGTCTGGTAAAGAAGGTACAGTAGCTATTTTAGTTAATGACCATCAATACAAAGCTAATTTCCGAATTGATAAGGAAATTAATATAATGAGTTTAATTAATAATTTAATAAATAATAAATAATATGAGAGGAAGTGCAGGTGGTGCTACACCACAACAACCACAAGTTAATGTTGATTTACAATCAACTAAATCAGTTAAAAATTCTAAAGGTACAGACATTTGGAAATCAAGAGTAATTCTTAGAAAAATTTCTAAATATGTTGCTGGAACAGATAGTGATGCAATAATGCCTATCCCAGTTTTTGTAGATCCGTATAATGATAAAATATTAGCAGACGGATTACCAATGGAATTAAGAGAAGAATTAGCTGACCAAAGTATTTTATCTGAATAGAATGGTTAAAAATGTTTGGGATTGGTTAAAACAGATTAATTCAATTAAATCCGATCCCTCAGCATTCTCAGATAAAGATTGGGAACTTTGGAACAGTTATATGATACATAGATTTATGTCTATGAATAGTGACTTTTTAGAGTTAGTAAATGAGGCGCAAAAAATACACCCTCAAAATAAGGAACAAATATACTCAATTTATAGAGAATATATTCCTAAAAATAATAAATGGAATAAATATATTAAATCTAATATCAAACAACAAAAAAAGGAGTTATTAGAATATTTATCTCGATATTGGGAATGTTCACAAAATGAAGTAAGAGAATATTTGAATTTTTTGGGAGATGACGAAATTCTTCGTATATTGGAGCGCATGGGAATACAACAAAAAGAAATAAATAAATTATTATGAAATTAGAAGTATACAAATTTTTAAAATCAGAAGCA